CAACAGCACCCATTGTGATAATGAGCGGGGGAAATCGTTTGGGTAAGAGCCACGCTGTGATAGCTCTGGCCGTGGCCCTCGCCTGGGGCTACCGCCTCTGGGAGACCAACCAGGACCGGCCCGAAAACGGCACGTTCCTGCCCCGAGAGGAAGTCCCGGCCAGTAGCTGGATCCTGCGCGCCGACGGCCTCCCGATCCAGGTGCCGAACCGCGTCGTCTACTTGACCGGCCTCAGCCTGGAGCGCGGAATCGGCGAGATCTTCTGGGAGAAGTTCCGACAGCTGGTGCCGAAGGAGATCAAGTACCAGGTGAAGACCGGCTCGTTGGGCGTGCCCCGGAAGATTATCTGGCCCAACGGCTCGGAGCTGATTCTCGGTAGCGCCCTGCAGCAGCAGGCCACGAGGCAGATGAGCTTCGAGGGGTTCGCGGCCGATGCCGCCCTCTTCGACGAGCCACTGGATCGGAAGACCTACATCGCCGTCAAGCGTGGCCTCATCGACCGCCATGGTCGTCTCTGGTGGTCTCTGACGCCGGTTGGTCCCAACTGTCTCTGGATCGCCAGCGATCTCCTGAACGAGGAGCGCACCGACGTCGAGCTGCTCCAGGGCGACCCGATGGAACAGAACCCGTACCTCGACCGGGCATCGTTCGAGGCCTTCTTGGACGATGCGGCCCTGACGGATGAGGAGCGGGAGGCGCGCCGCTACGGCAAGTTTTCGATGGTCAGCCGCAACATCGTGACCACATTCGGGGATCACGCCATCATCGAACCGACGGAGATCCCGTTGCACATACCCCGTGTCATGGTATCGGACCCTCACCATGCCCGACCGACCGTCAGCATCTGGGCGGCTGTCTACGACGACGGCGAGCGGCTGGTCATCTACCGGGAAGACCCGGGCTACGACATGACCAAGAAGCGGAAGTTCATCCCGTTCAGTGAGTGGGCCGGGCGGGTGAAGGCCGTTGAGGGACGGGAGCCGATCTTCTGGCGGTTTGTGGATCCCCAGTTTGGCCCTGCGAAGCCCAGCGTCCTCGGCCAACGCCAGCAGTCGTTCGTGGAGCGGGCGGCCGAGTACGGCCTGATCTACAACTACGATGTCGACAACACCATCGACACCGGAATCGAGCGGCTCCGTGAGGCGTTCCGGGTCAGTGACATCACCGGTCGCCCCCGGGTCCAGGTGTTCAGGTCGTGCCACAACACCATAAAGGCGTTGCGGATGTGGAGTTACGAGGAGACGGCATCGGGTACCTTGAAGGTCAGCGAGAAGTTCAAGGACCGGGTGGACGTGGTGCGGTACATGTTGTCCGCCCAGGTGCCGTTTTACATAGGAAGCGGAACCGGTTGCAACTACCTGGAGGATGTAGATGATTGAACACGTGGAGCGAAGACTTGGTGAGTTCTGGCCGATTCTATTCGTGGTGCTGCTTCTGATCGCGGCATTCAGTTGCCGCTACACGGACGTACGGACCGGCCCGGATGGGCAGCCCGTGGCCGTGGTCAGGGGCGAGGACAGTCTCGGGGTCCAACCCGATTCGGTTCTGGGTGTCCCCAGCGAGGACCTGGTAGGTGCCGCGAAAGATGCAGTCGAGAGTACGGATCCAGTGGACATCGTCGAAAAAGGACGTGGCGGCGATTGGCTTGGTGTAGTCGTGGGCGTCCTCGGTGCCATCGGAGTCTTTTTGAGTGGGTTACGAATCAGGCAGAAGATCAGGAAGAGAAGGGGGTTGTGATGGCTGTATTACGTGGGCTTTTTCTGGGGCTCGTGGTTCTTCTGGTTCTCTACGCTCTCTTGACCATTGTCCCCCCGTTCTCGGTAGGAGTCGGTGGTGGTATGGCCGTTGGAGGCGACAGTGTCCTCAATGGACAGGTGGTGATCCAGAAGGTCGTGATCCCCGATAAACCAAGTGCTACCAACGACTTATAACTATGGACCTGGTATACATCCACTTCGGACACAGGCGACCTACGTTCCGCTACGGGGTGGAGCTGGGGAGCCGAATGCTACGGGATAGAGGAATCGACTGCCGTGGAATCGCCATCCTCGACCGGCCGACTCCGGATGTGGAGGGTGCGGTAAACGAGGCACTTGGTGATTACTGGCTGGACATATGCAAAGTCGATTGGACACAGATGGCCCCGAACTGGGACGCTCGCTTCAACGCCGGGCGGCAGTTCGGCTTGGACGTCCTCGAGAAAACTGGTGCGCGCCCCAAGTGGGTCTGCTTTCTCGACGACGACATCCAGTATGGCCCGGCCTGGTTCGCCTACATCAAGAAGGTGTTGGCGGACGATAAGGTGCTGGCCTGGCGGATCGTCAGCCTGTTCCTCTGGAACAACTGGCATATCGTGAACACCAAGCAGGAACATCGGGTGACTCACTTCTTCAGATATCGGCCGGGCAGCAAGATGCGCACGGACCTGGTAGTACACCATACCGGGGACATCCACGAGGAGATCGAAGAGAATCCGGAGCTGATCAAGACGCTGCCCTGGTATGCCATCGATATCAGCGGCATCTGCGCCCAGGCGCGGCGAGAGATGTTCAAGCGGCAGGTGCAGTCCGGGAAGTATGATCCGTTCACGTTCAGGTGGATTGAGGACCCCGACCCCATGTCCCTCGAGGACGCCTTGAGGATGGAGCCGGAGGCCTATTGGCATATGCAGATGAAACGAATCCACGGGAAAGGGTAAACGATGGGTTTGAATCGACTGACCAACCCTGTGTCAATTCAAGTTTTAGGGGAACTGAACTACGATCAGTTCGAGTCCGATGTCAGCAAGCTGAAGCTGCGGATCTCCAGGGACGACGACAGCCGGGCCTCGTGGCTGAAGGACGTCAAGGAGATCATCGAGCAGCTGAATGGGAAGGACGAACGGGAGCATAAGCCGTGGAAGCACGCCTCCGACTTGTCCATGCCCCTGACCAAGAAGCTGCTACGGCGCTGGATACCGGTGCTCTACAACCTCGTGGCCGGGGCCGATCCGGTCACGTACTTCTATGCCGGGGACGCCAAGGCGGCCGTCCAGTCCCCCAGCGCCGAGGCTTTCTTCGATTGGCTGTTCAAGGTCTACATGGACGACAGCCTCAAGGAGATACGCTATCTGATCTACAACATCGGGGCCAAGGGCGTCGGCTTTCTCGGGGTCCACTGGGACTACCGGACCGAGGTGACAACCCAGGTGATCCAGGTCGAGGACATCTGGCCGAAGGGGCCGCCGCCCGACATCAACAGTATCGTCGGCACCCTCATCGAGCAGTATTTCGTCAAACCGCTGCGTCCCGAAACCCAGCAGTCGCTGATGGAGGCGGCTCAGCGAATACTCGAGGGGCAGAAGTTCGTCAAGTTGACCTACACCCGGGTCGTGGCCGACAAGCCGCGAATCCGCTGCTATCGCCCCGAGGACGTCGTCGTCCCTATCGACTCCGAGGCCACCCACGATGCCGACTACGTCTGCCTGATCCACAAGCTGCTGCCCGACCGGTTGCGGCAGATGGCCCAGGATGGAATCCTCAACCCCGAGGCCGTTGAGGCGGCGATTGGTGGCACTCCGGCCGAGGACACCCGGCAGGCTGACTCCTACGATCGGGAGCACGATCACGACGCCGGGCTGCAGACAGAGCTTGGGGCCGAGGACGGGCCGATGACGGTCTACCAGGTCTACTGCCGTTTGGACATCAACGGCGACGGGATCGGTGAGCGGTGTGTCCTCTGGTACGCCAAGGACAAAGGGGAGGTGCTGGCCCTGCACCCGTACCCCTACCCGTTCGATTACTGGCCGGTATTCCGCTTCGATTTCGAGGATACCGAGCGCGGGCCGTTCCGGAGCCGGGGAATCGGCCACCTGCTCAAGGACTTGCAGGACCAGTACAACAAGCAGTACCGGGCGACCAGCGACGCCATCGACATCCAGCTGGCCCCGGTCTTCATCCGCCGGGCTGCCTCCCCGCTCATGCCCCGTACGTTCAAGTGGGGCCCGGGGGCGATCCTCGACGTCTCCAGTGTCGGGGAACTGCAAATGTTGGAGAAGACGCCCCTCAACCTGCACCAGTACCTCCAGGACCGGGCCGAGCTCAAGTCCTTTTCGGAGGAGCTGGTCGGTTCGATCGACGCGGCCCTGGCGGCCACGGGGCGGCGACTGGAGCGCCGGACGGCCTTCGAGGTGGACAAAGTGTCCGGCATCATCGAGCAGATCACCAGCATGGACTCGGCCACGTTTCAGAGCGTGATGGGCCGGGTGTTTCAGTGCATCTGGGATCTCTGGATCGCCTTCGGACCCAACGAGATCTATTTCAATGTCCTCGGCGAACCGGAGCCCAAGCTGTTTCGGAAGGGCGAATACCAGTACAAGTTCACGCTGGTCCCGGCCGGTACGCCCGGTAACACCAACCGACGCTACATGCTGGCCATGGCGATGCAGATCCTCGAGATCTTCATGAAGGCCGGGCCGGATCTGATAAATCGGCACTTCTTGCTCTTCTACATCGCCAACCTGCTCGATCGGCGGCTGGCCAAGAATGCGTTCCTGCCCCAGCACCAGCAGGCGCTCAACTCGTTTCTACAGCAGCTGGCCCAGCAGGTGGCGACAGGGAACGCACCGGAAGTGCTTCAGCAGTTGACGGCTACGGAATTGCCACTACCTGAAAACTTGGGAGGAACGGCAGGTGGAGAAGCTTGATTTCGACCAGTTGGCCGAGGATGGTTCGGTAGAGATCATCAACGAGGTGATCCGGGACGGCCGCGACACCGAGTTCGGCCAGTGGGTCCGTTGGCGAATCAGCAAACTGAAAGCGGCGACGGTGGATGCCATCGCCACGGCCAAGGATGATGCCGAACTCTGGCGGATGGTCGGCCAGCTTCGGCTACTGAACACGTTACATAGTTGGTTGTTTGAGGAGGTACAGCATGAACGGCGAAGCTGAAAACAAAACTCAAGATCAGAATCAGAATGTCGACCCCCAGCTCGGTGCCGGGGGAGAATCGAACGAAGAAGCCCTGAAGCAGAAGCGAGATAAGATCCAGCGTCGAATCTCGCAGCTTTGGGGGGAAAAGAAGCAGGCCCAGGAAGAGGCTGCCCTGTACAAGCAGCAGTTTCAGGAACTCCAAGCACAGCTCCAGGCTACTCAGGAGGAGCTCGCCCTTCTCAAGAGCAACGCCGGATCCGGCCTCGCGGTCCCTAATGTTTCCGGGTTCGGATCCAGCCCGGCTGCAGATCCCTCACAGGTGAAGCAGCTGGTCACTGAGGCAGTCAAGGAGACTGTTGGTCCCCTTCTTGATGAGTTCCAGAAGACGAAGCAAGTACAGGAACTCCGGGTCAAGCAGCGGGAAGCGTACATGAAGGCCGTGACGGAATTTCCCGAACTGGCCGATCCGTCCAGTGATCTGTTTCAGGCCACGGACGAGGTCCTCAAACGCAACCCCAAGCTGGCCAACGATCCGGAAGGTCCCCTGACGGCTGCCCTGATCGCCCAAGGCATCCTTGCCCGGGCGGGCTCGGAGCTGTCCGGTGGCCCGATCCAGCAGGCGACCCCGCAACAGAAGGCGGCGGCGTCGGTACCGCCCCCGTCTGCGGGAGTGAATCTGCCTGCGGGACCGAAGCAGCAACTTCAGCAGCTGGAGCAACAGTACGAGGAGCTCATGACCAAGCTCAGGAATACGGTCGATACCGTGGAGATCCAGAAGCTGTGGCGCGAGCGCTCAAGCCTGGTGGCTCAGATGGAGGGCCTGCGCAAACAAGCTGGTAGTTAAAGGGAGGAATCGTAAGTATGGCCAGCCTTCAAACTTGGGACGAGATAGTTGCTTCTACTCTCGACTCGAACAAGACCATCCGGGAATCGTTGCAGGACAGTATCTACAACGTCGCCCCGGCCGACACGCCCATTCTCTCTCGAGTGAAGCAGGTAGGCATCAGCCACTTTTTCACGCAGTGGCTCGAGGACACCTACCGCTCGGCCGCGACCAACGCGGTGCTCGAAGACTGGGCGTTCACCGCAAAGGACAAGACCGTCCCCAGCCGCGTGTCGAACATCTCCCAGATCTTCTACACCGGTGGACGGATCACCGACACCCAGCGGGAAGTCGAGCATGCCGGAATGGCGGATCCCCTCGCCTACTACGAGGCCAAGGATGTGATCGAGCTCAAGAAGGACATCGAGCTCGCCCTCGTCCGTGGATCTGCTGTCACCGGTACGACCGACACCGCGCGGCAGATGAATGGTCTTCTCAACATCATCGACACCAACAAGACTGCCATCTCCGGTATCACGTTCACGGAAAAGGTCTTCAACGACCTCATTCAGCTCACTTGGGACGTGACCCGCGAGATGCCCACCGAGGTCTACTGCTCGCCTTATGTGCGCAGAACCATCTCGTTGTTCTCCACGAAGGTCACCCCGTTCGTGCAGGCCGAGGCCAAGAAGCAGGTCCTCGCCACCGATACGTACGTCAACGATTTCGGTGAGTTCAGGGCGCTGCTCCATCGCGAACTCTCCAACGGGTTCAGCTCGACCAACGAAGTCTTCGCGATCCGGCCCGAGCACCTGGCGACCGGGTGGCTCAAGCCCCTCAAGAGGGAGATCCTCGCCCGAGACGGTCTGCGCGTTCGGTACCAGATAAGCTGCGATCTCTCGCTGCTCTATCGGTCCGAGAAGCCGTTCTTCGCGGCCACGTCCGTCTACCCCTACATCCCTTGACGTAAGTTAAGGTAGGGTAAGGACTTATGACCTGGGCACGTCACAAAACTGCCCGCCATGGTTCAACAGCAGGAGGTGAACATGCACTATTCGGAAGCGTTACAGTGGTTCGAGCGGAACTTGACCTATGGACTGCACCGGCCGTGTGACCGGGCCCATGGGCGGGAGGCGCTCAAGACACTCTATCGGATCGTACACGAGTACGAAGAACTGAAGAAACGAGAGGAGAACCATGCGGCAAAAAGACCCGAGAGTGTTCGTAAGGGGCCAGGGAGTTGAGGAATGGCTCAAGATGCTCTGGAACGCCTGGAGTCGGAAATTCCCCAAGAGAGCAGCAGCGTTCATAGAGCACATCAAGGAGCAGAAGCAGAACCTGGTGGTGGCCTCCGGTATGAGTAGGGATAAGACGATGGCGTATACGGGTTCGATCCCGACGGATCTGTATCTGGTGATTACTGCGAAGTATCCGACATTCTTCAATTCGCCTCTCAACATGGAGTTGGCGCACCAGATCTTTTGCGGAGACTACCGACCCAAGAGGAAGTAGGAGGACAGCATGAGTGGTTATAAAGTCAAGGTTCCCATCAGTTTATGTCTGATTGGCCGAAACTGTGAGAAGGACGTCGACCGGTTCGATCGGGAAGTCGTCAAACAACTGTTCGGCCACACGAAGGACGAGGTGATCTTCGTCGATACCGGCTCGACTGACAAGACAGCAGAGCGAGCGGCCAAATGTGGATGGCTCGTAATCGACGGCAGCCACTTCATCAGCAAGGAATTGCTCGAATATGCCAAGAAGGTAGCAGGTAAGGAGTTGGAAAAGTTCAAGAATCACGGCCACATCAAAACTGGGATCATCGAATCCTTTGCTGCTGCCCGGCAGCACTCTTTCGATATGGCCCGTAACCGGGTGGTGATGTGGCTCGACTTGGACGATTCATTGACGGAGCCGGTGGCGCTGCGGCAGTACATCGATATGTGCTTCAAGGACGGCAACCGACACGGGGCCCTGTTCCTGCCGTATGACTACGCCTTCAATCAACACGGTGAGTGTATCCTGACCCTTTGGCGGGAGCGGGTGGTGTCGAAAGAGGACTACGAGTGGAAGGGGGCCTGTCACGAGGTCCTGGTCTTCAAGAAGGACCGGGAACGTCACATCAACTTCATGGCCAGGGACCCCAATTTCCCGTCTCGTGTCATCCACAAGAAACCCCCGGCTACCCAATTCAGCGACTTGCGCAACTACGTTATCATGCGTTGGGACCTGGATGTTAAGAAACATGATGACCCCAGGACGTACTTCTACCTGGGTAATGCCTGCCGGGGTCTACATCGGTGGAAGGAATCGATCGAGTTCTACAAGAAGTTCGTGGACATCAGCGGGAATTATGAAGACGTTTTCATGGCCTATGTCAGCTGGGTCCACGCCCTCACGCAACTGGAACGATTCTGGGAGGCGCTGGATATCGCCGACAAGGCAGCCAAGATCAAACCGTTGGATCCCCGGCCGCTGCACATGAAGGCCGAGCTCTACTTCAGGATGCGACACTGGAAGGCCGTACTCGAGTGTCTCCAGCAGGCGGAGGGCCGCCCGGTTCCGGATACGCTCCATGCTGTCGACCCGACCAGTTTCGAGGTCATCCCGCCGCTACTTGGTGCCTGGGCGGCGCGAGAACTGCGCCAGCCGGACCTGGCCATGAGGTATGTGGGCCAAGCCATGCGGGAAAACGGGCGGAACCCGGAGGTGAAACGGGCATTCGACGACATCAGCCGCTGGGCCCAGGCCGAGAAGGTGGCCCAGGCTCAGGTGGTGGCTGTCCGAACCGCCAGCCGCGACCCCTACGAGACGGCCATGGCCATCAACATCAGCCCTCACGCCGCCGATTACGGGTTCGCGTCCCCCGAGCGGGCCGTGCCGGGTGGTTATGGAGCCGCCAAGACCCTGGCCATCTTCTGTCCGCACACCTCAACCCGCTGGGGTCCGAAGACGGACGGACGCGGGCTGGGGGCCAGCGAGAAGATGGTGTGGCTGATGGCCAAACGGTTGGCCAAGCGGGGTTTGTCGGTGACGGTCTACTGCCGATTGGCAGATCCGCCCGGGAAATACGAGGGTGTTCACTGGCGGCACTACGCCACCTTCAACCCGAAGCTCTACCGCGACTACGTCCTCTTGTGGCGGTGCCCCCAGGCGGCCGCGGAGATAAAACCCGCTGCTGGAAGAGTTTACGTGTGGATGCACGATGTGGGGCACGACTCGGTCTGGACACCGGAGGTGCTCAAGCGGGTCGATAAGGTCTTCTTTCTCAGCAAGTTCCAGCGCCAGAAGCATCCGACGGTCCCAGAGGGGAAGGTGTTCTACACCCGCAACGGCATCGATTTGAACGTCCATCTGTACAACGGAGAGCCGAAAGAGAAGAAGATCGTCTACCTCTCCTGTCCGACCCGTGGCTGGCAGACCAGCATCCGGATCTTCGACGAGTCCGGACTGGTCAAGGAGGGCTGGAAGCTGCACCTCTTCTACGGGTTCCTCGAGGCCTTCGACGACGCCTGTAATCACCAAGTGGCCGGATACGTCCCCGACCTGGGGCACGAGACCGTGCTTCGCGAGTTCCAGGCCGACTGTCTCCGGTTGGCCGATGAGACTCCGGGGGTGGTTCGGCGCGGGCTGGTCAACTGGCACCAGATCGCCCACGAGCTGAAGACGGCGTCGATCTGGCTCTACCCGACCCGGTTCGACGAGATCAGCTGCGTGGCCGCGATGGAGGCGATGGCGGCTGGCTGCAAGGTCCTGGCCACGGAGTCGGCGGCGCTGAAGGAGACCCTGGCCGACTACCCCGGCTGGGTGAACCTCAGCCAGAGTCAGCCGGTCATGTGGTCGTCGCTGCTCAGGAACGCAGCTTTTAATGGGTCTGACCCAATTAATTGGGCTCAGCATGCAAAACGCTTTGATATCGAGGCACTTGCGGAAAAATGGTTACAGGAGGTGTTTACCGAAGTATCGGCCATGGCCGGTAAATAGAAGTGGAGGTTGAAGTTGCTCGATTTCACCTTGTATGAAGCGATCAAAGAGGTCCAGCGGATGACGGGCCGGAACGACCCGGAGTGGACCGAGCGTATCGAGTCCGCCATCCGCCGGGCCTACTACGCCTGGGAGTCGGAGTTCGCCTGGAGGGATCTGATCTTCGAAGCAGACCTCACATTCTACGGCGACGACCCCTATCTGGTCCTGCCCCAGGACGTGGAGAAAGTGCTGTGGATTGTCGACGCCGACAACTACGCCGAGATCGAGGCCTCGGATGGGCAGTGGGACCGTACCGATACCTATGCTCTCGTCACCAAGTACCGAGGATACGCAAAGCAGTGGCAGCCGGTCGGCATCCGGCCGTTCGCGACACTGGTTTCGACCCAGACCCTGACCCTCGAATACGTGGCGTCGGTACCGTTCGACACCCACATCAAGCAGTTTCAGGTCCGTGGCTACTGGCAACTGTCTGGGGCCACCCTGGCCAATCAGGTGTACGAGGCATTCCAGCAGTACGAGGCTTCGGGTGTGACGGCAGCAGCAGCGGTCTTCGACCTGGGTGCCGTTCTCACCAATTGCCTCTCTATCAACCTGGTCTCTGCCCTCACCTGCCCGGCTGTCTTCAAGGACGCTTCCGGGGCCCAGATCGGGATCGTCCCCCCTGGCTGCCGCACGTCGCAGTACTACTGGGTCAAGCTGTTCTACATGCCCCAGAATGGCACCAAGTTCCACTACGGCGCGATCCGGCGGCTCAGCCCGGTAACGCACTTCAGCCTCTACTCCGACACCATCCTGCCCGGGGCCGACCCCGAGTATCTGGTGTGGCGGGCCGCCAGCGATATCTTCACCGAGATGGGCGAAGAGGAGCGGGCCGGGCTGGCCATGCGCCGGGCCTCGGGCGTGCTGCGGCGGCAACGTGAAAAAGAAGTAATGTTCGGTGATCACTCCAGTCGGATCATCCCGGAGGACTTGACGTGAAACGACTCGAACAGTACTGGTTCGGCCCCGAGGAGGGCATGAACTACGACATCCACCCGTTCCTGTTGGGGGACAAGAAGGCCCCCTATCTCAGGAATGTGGAGCTGAGATCGGACGAGTCGCTGCGCTGGGCCCGCTGTGATATCAGCCTCGGCGGGCCCTACGCCACCAGTTACTCACCGGTTTTCAGCCTCTTTGCCCGGTTCGATATGACAAACCAGACGTATGTCCCCTACGTCCACGCGGGCAACTTCGTATGGTACAACGCCTCCGACGACCCCTACCAGTTCCAGTGGACGATGGCGACCCACTTCTCGTTGGCCGCTGTCGACACCCGCTGGGTCGTGGCCGACGGCATCAACATCGCCAGTGGCTACAGCAATTCGTTCTTCTTGCTGGCCTGTGCCGGGCTGGAGCCGTTCACCAACGTCACGTACCCCAATCTGTTGCTGTGGAGCTGTGAGGACCCGGCCATCTACACGGTCCACTCCTCGTACGCGCCCAACTGGGTGACGGCCTATCAGGGGCGACTCTGGATCACGGAGCCCCCGACCCGGCTCCGGTGGACGAATATCGACGATGGCGTCACCTTCGACCCGTCCAACTACCTCGAAATCGACCCGGGTGACGGCGACAAGGTGGTGGCCGTGGTGCCGCTCCGGTCCATCGAACCGCGCCTGGTAATCTTCAAGAAGCGGTCGATTTTCTTGCTCGATATCGTCTGGAGCGACGGGGCGCTGATCCCCACGACCGAGAACAGCATCGACACCACCAACTCGGCCGTCAAGATCATGAGCAAAGAGATCGGCTGCATCGCCCCTAAGACGATCAAGTACGTCACGGGAAGCGAACGAGCCGATATCTTCTTCTTGTCCGACAAGGGCGTGTTCTCGGTCCTGCGGCTGGAGCAGGACATCGGCGGTGGCCTGTCCGAGCCGATCAGCCAGGGGATCCAGGAGTTCATCAGACGGATGACCCCCAGCGCGGCCCACAAAGCCACCGCGGCCGTCTTCGACAACAAGTATTACCTGGCCTTGCCGATCGATGGTGCGACCGAGAACAATGCCGTCTTCGTCTTCGACTTGGTCCGGAAGCGTTGGGAAGCCATCCTGGACCGGAGCGTGGTCGAGTTCCTGGTCAACACCATAGCCGACGAGGAGCGGCTGCTGGGCGCCATGTTCGACTCCACGATAGCCAGCCCGCAGCACACCGTCACCGCACCGTCGGGGGCCACACTCCTCAGCGACTGCTGGCCGGTGCTGATGATCGGGGCGCTCTCGGGCACGACCCATGTCACCCTGCCCGGCGCCGATTACGAATTCCACGTGGAGACCCCGATCTTCAACCTGGGCGTCCCCAGCCGGGTCAAGCGCTGGGACCGGGTGGAGCTTTACTACCACTATGAGCCGGTGGACAACCGACCATTTGTGAAGCTCCGGTACCGTACCAGCCGGGACGGCTACACCACCGGTGAGTGGCCCCTGTTGACGGAGTTCACGTTACCGGCGGCCGGGTCGGCACTGCATATGAACATCCAGACGAGCAACCTGGCCGATGTCCGGCCTTCGGAATACATACAGTTCAAGGTCAAGTCGGAAAATGCCCAGACTTTCAGACTGCTGGGGATCCGAATTGTGGGAAGTGTTCAAGAGGATATCTGGGATAGATAGGAGGGAAGATGCTTGGAAGTCTTCTTTTGGCAGCTGGTGGCGGCCTGGCCGCCGGTGCTGGTGGAGTCCTGGAGGGGCTCGCTCGCCGGGGAGCGGCCGATAAGGAGCGCCGATATCTCAAGGAACAGATGCGGCGCATGGAGTCGGAGTACAAACAGGGGTACGGTGAGGAGCGAGCAGCCGGGCTCTACGCCCTTGGCCGGTCCCGGCGCGAGGCCCTATCCCAGCAGATGGCGGCTCGTAACCGAGCCCGCGCCCTCGTCGCCCAGACATTCATGTCGGCCCCCTACCAGGCCATGAGCGAATACGTCGGCAACCTGTTCCGCGAGGGGCTGCCCGCCCCGTTGGCCGAGGGCTACCAGAACCGGTTGCGGGCGGCGCAGCGGGCCCGGGGGACGTACTACGGCGGGGCCCCGACCAAGGACGAGGCGGCGACGCTGACCCGTATGGCCGAGCAGCAGCGGATGGCCCTCCTGCCCCAGCTCCGGCAAATGGCCATGGATCCGGCGATGCTCCAGATGCAGTTGGAGAACCAGACGCTGGCCCAGTTCGCGGCCTCCGACCAGCTGGAGTCCAGTCAGTTCAACCGACTGATGATGGCCCGTCAGCTCCCGGCACAGATCGCGGCCGCCCGAATCAGCCCGCTTGCCCAGCTGACCATGGGGTTCACGAGCCGGATGCCCTACAGCGTGGCAGACCCCCTCGCCGGTGGGCTCCAGGCGCTGTCCGGTAGCCTGATGGGAATGGCTCCGTTGTTGGCCCGATCCGGTGGCAACACCCAGAACGCATAAGGATAGGAGGGAAAGATGCCCATAGGATACAGCAGCGACATCGGTTTCTACGGCGGGGCACTGCCCAGCTTCGGGGCCAGCCCACTTCAGTCCATCCTGGCCACCCGGCAGTTCTTTCCCGGATTCGCCCAACCGGCTATGCCCCAGGTCAGCAGCCAGGATCTGATGAGCACCCTTTTCGGGGGCCTACCCAGCTCACTCCTGAAGCCGGAGCTGAAGGAGAAAGTGGAGGCGTTCTCGAAAGAGCTACAGGGACTCGACGCCAGCCAGCAGGCCAGTCGGCTGCGGGAGTTCGCGGCCGAAATCGGGGCCGTCCCCAGCGTCCAGGCGCAGGAGCTGGCTCTCCAGCCCGATATCCTCAGCTCACCGCTCCTCGAGGCCCCCAGCCTGGAAGAGGTGGTGAAGCAGCAGCTGTCGGCCGAAGAGAAGTCACCGCTCTGGGACCTGCTCTCGACGTTCGGTGAGGAGGGGGCGCTCCGGGAGATCCAGGCCCTCTTCAGTGGCGAGGAGACCGGGGCCCTGTCCGCGGCCATCGCCGATACCACCACCCCCGCCGAGGAGGTAGACAAGGCCGTGGCGGCCCAGCTGTTCAAGGGGCTGGGGCCGGTCAAGCTGGCCAGCGGCGACATCTTCAACCCCTACTCCATGGACCTCCAGGATCTGACTCGTGAGTTTCAGCTGCCTCAGGAGTTGAAGGGCCAACAGTTGACCACTTTTGGCTTGGGGATGCTCAGCAAGTACGATCTCGGCCTGACGAAGGAACGGATCGGTCTGCTCCAGAGGGGGGTCGAGACGGGCGGTACGCGGTCGTACGGTGGCAGCAAGGGATACCGGGTGATGGACCCGTTGCTGCAACTTGGACAGAGACTGGGCGAAGGGGAAGAAATCTCCCAGGCCACCAGGTATCGTAGTAAAGATATCGCCTGGGCCCTCGATCAAGTGTACGGTGGACGAGCCGGTGGCGGATTCGGTAGGGGATTCGCCAGCCTACTGTCGACGTTGGCATAGAGGAGGACGTCATGCCTTTGACTGGACAAGATTACTATGGTGGGATGCGCCAGCTGGCCCAGATGCAGGCCCAGTTCGGTCTGGCTCTCAAACGGCTGATCCAACAGGAACAGCAGTTCAAGCAGAGCCACGAGCTGGCCAAGAAGAAATTCGCCGAACAGGTGGAATACTGGAAGGCACAGAACCAGCTGCTCGAGACCAAAGTTCAGATCGAGATGCAGCGGGCCAAATCGGAAGAAGCTCGATGGAAAGCTACAAACCAGCTACTTTCCGATAAGTTTAAGGAAGCCAAGCGGCAATTCGAGGCCAGGTTTACGGCCGAACAAGAGCGCTGGCAGAAAACATTTGACGAGTACAAAAAGAACTGGGAAGTCAATCGACAGGCTGCTCTCCAAAATATGGAAAAGGTGCAGCAAGAAATCAAGAGTATGAAAGTTGACGATCAGCTGAAAAAGCTGTCTGGTCAGCTGCGCCAGAAAGCACAAGCCTTGGCTGAGCTCCGGTTCGAAGAAGACAAGAAAACAGCCGAAGTCAAACGGAAAGCGCTCCTCAAAGAGATCGATGTCCTCACCCAGAAGATTGAGGGTATGAAGGTAGACGACCAGTTTAAGAAGTGGCAAATGACTATCGGAGACGCTCAGCAGAAGTTGCGTGAACGAGAAGTCATCGAAAAGGAAAAGACCGGTGTGGTTCAGAGAGAAGCTGTCAAGGCACAGACCGAAGCCACCAAAGCCAGGGCAGAAGCCACGCGGGCCCAGTCTTACTACACGGAAGCCCAGACCGAAGCCGTACAAGCACAAACCGAAACGGAGCGGATGCGGCAAGAGGTTATAGCTGGCGGTTACGAGTCGCTGTCAGAAGAAGAGCGGAAGAAACTCGGCAAGGCTGGTGTTGCCCGTTTCTTCGGTTTGAGTCCCGAGACGTCAGCTTTCTTGGGTGGCATTGTCATTCCTGGCCCCGAACCCGAGGCTCCTGCCGATATCTCTGTTAAGGAACTGAATGCTCTGGAGAAGACCGCATCCGATACTGTCAAGCAGTACTTGTCTCTTCGGATGCCGACGGGTGACGTAGTCAGTACTCCGCAGGATGTAGACCGTGTCGAAAGTAGTTACTTCAAGAACGAAGTACAGTCGAAGTTGACGGTCGTGAATAACCAGTTGACTATGATGGGTCTGAAATCTATCGAGGCCAGCTCCATTGAGCAGGCCAGTGCGGCTCTCAACTCCATCATGGCCGAACTGAAGAATCCCGAGAAGTCTGCTAAAATGATGAAGGACCTGGGCTGGACAGTTGATCAGTTCAATCAGAAAATGACCCAGCTTTCTGATTTCGAAAAAGACATCACGGTTAAGAGCCGCCAGTTCGCGCAGATGCGGGAAGTCACGCACCGGCTCAATCAATGGACCAGTGACCAATTCTCGAGACTATACTACACCAACAAGACAAAGGGTACTGGTCAGCCATTGCTGGCTTCGAAACAGCAGTTTGATCAGATGCTCGGCCCGGTACTCAAACGGTTCACCGGCCTCATGAATAACTCCGACTTCGTCTCGAATCTGCAGAAATTCTACTCGCTGTCGGATCCGAAGACCAAGGAAGGTCAACAGCTACTGACCAGTTTACTCAAGGAGTTCAACGCTACTTACGACAAAGTTTCGGATGCAGACGCGCAAATCTTCAAGGCGGTTATCTTTTCGACGCATCCTGCTGGAGGTAAATAGTGCCGAGCATATTCGATCCTGATTACATCAAGAAGATGGCCTCGGAAGTTGATCGGCTTGTGGGGGAGGATTCGGCTAAGCCCCAAAAGGACCCGGATCCGCCCCCCGAGCAGCCTCAGCCCCAGCCCATGCCGGAGCCGCTTGTCCAGGATCTGGACGACAAGCGGCCGTTCCTGGGCACCCTCCTCGACACCAGCTCGATCCTCTACAGCAAGGGGTTGGGGATCAAATCGTCAAAGGATGTGCAACGGGCGCTGGCCGCCCAGCTGGCAACACCCACCACCGAAGACGATTGGGTCATTCGTGAACAGCAGCGCATGGATGAGCTGGTCGAGGCCTTCAGCAAACGGGGTCTGGCTCTGTATCCTGAGGAGCTGAAAGACTTTGCCGAACACAAGAAGGGGTTGGAGACCCGAATGGCTGCCGCCTACGGCTCGGCTTGGGATGCCGTCGGCGATCCCCAGCTGAACGCCACCGTCTCCTCGTTGGCCCTCTTCGACCACCTCGTGGATACGGCCAAGTTCAAGGACGTCGAGGAGTCGATCCGGGTGCACGAGGCAGCAGTCGCCCGGTTCATGAAAGCATTCCCGGACAAGAGCGGAGGTAAGTTGGCGAACTTCAACGCCTCGAGTCTGATGGCGCTACGGGAGCTGGCGGCCCAGCACATATCGGACCCGGACATGCCGGATGCCGAAGACGCCGCCAAGCTGCTCACCGAGATCGTCACCGGCGAGAAGGACAAAGTTGACAACGAGGCAATCGCCAACTTCGGCCGCTTGTTGCAGCGGGAAATCAACATCGGGGTGAAGCAAGCAAAGCTGTCCAAGTTTGGGATTCGTGTGGATCGGGAAGCCTTCGACGAGTTTGGAGGCCTCGACTTCAGAGTGTACCCGTTCTTCAAGGATGCCCGGAACAAGTACGAGCTCCTCTACCGCAACGACGCCATCGTCGGCAACCCCCGTTACTTCATCCGGCACCGGCTGGCCAGCACGGTCGACACCCGCGCCCGCAACAGTGTCGAGGACGCGGTCCAGCTGCTGTCTGAGGTGACTGGGGTACTGCCGAAGGAAGGTACGGTCAAGTATCTCTATGGCCTCGACGACGAGGATCGGGTCCGTGCCGTACGGCTCATACTCTCGGCCAAGGACCCGAGGCAGCTGCCGACCCCGAAAGTGGAGGAGGCCCCGGCCCCCTCGGCCATGGCCACGCAGGAAGCATACAAAGCCCAGGCCGGGCGCGAGTTCTTCACGAAAGCCCCCGGCGACTCCATGGTCCTGTCTCCCCACACCAAGTTCAAGCACTGGCTCGAGAAGCAGGAAGCCGAGTTCCTGGCCAAGGTACCGGAGCGGGTCAAGGAGGTGAACAAGCTGCTGTCCGGTGACGAGGTGCCGAAGGAGCAGGTATGGGAGGGGCTGACGTCGGCAGTGGTGAAGGAGCGGCAGGATTGGAGCCGCCGCGCCCTCGACACCGCCTTCGAGAAGCTGTCGGCCGCCGAAGCCAAGGCTCTCCTGATGGGCAGTCACCACCCCCTGGCCTGGGGGATGTGGCTGATGTCGGCTCCGTGGGAGGTCGTCTCCAAAGCCGTCAACACTCCCCTCAATTGGCTGAAGAAAGAGCTCGACCTCGAAGACAGCCAGAGTCTGGCCGACGTCGTCTACACCGGCATCGGCAAACTGGCCCTGGCCCAGCAGGTCCGGGAGGATCAACGGGATCTGCTGGCCAACTGGTCCGGCGCCCGCTTGCCCAAGCTGTCCGTACGAGAGCTGGGTGAAAAGATTTTCGCCACGTCTTCACGAGCAGCCCAGTGGAAAGCACTGGCCGAGGAGTACAAGGAGAAGGGGGCCAGCCTCTGGGAATCGGCCCTGGCCAACTTCGCTTTCTTTCAGTTCCTCGGCAGGGATCTGCCCAAGGATCTGACCCAAGCCGCTGTCGAAGACCCGGCCACGGCCGTCGTCGGCATGTTCCTACCGAAGGGAGCCCGGGCCATGCAGGCCAGCAAGCTCTCCTCGCTCCGGTTCCTGGGAGCCGGGCTCGAGACCGTCATAGAGCCGTGGCGGGCCCCGAAGGTAATCAAGGGTCTGTTCAGTGGCATCAATCCCAGCAACGTCATCACCTACGGCATGTCGGCCCGCAAGTTCCGGCGGATGCTCAATAAGATGCCCGCCGAGATCCGGGCCAAGGAGTTGGCCAAAGCACAGAAGTATGCCCAGGTGGCCCGGCAACTCGGCATCGGCAACGAGGCCTACCTCGAGGTGCTCTCCAACCAGCTGGCCCACCAGAACATGCTCCTCAAGAAAGGGTTGAAGCTGGGGTTGGACGACGTCAAGTACATGCTTGACGCCGCCGAACACGGCATGGGGCCCGAGCTGGCCCGCATGGCCATGCTGCCCGAGAAGCTGCGGGGGAAGGTGCCGGAGCCGCTGACCAACGTGGCCGTCCGGGCGAAGCTGGCCCAACACGAGTTGGCTCAGTGGGAGCGGGGGCTGAAGACCGGCAAGATGCCCCAGACCCTGACCCAGGCCATTCTCGACGCCAAAGAAGCCTGGCACACCTTCGACCCCAGCCGGTTCCGGAAGTGGATCACCGAGCATCGGGCCAAGATGGAGCCCGCCCTCGAGTTCATGTCCGAGCGGATGGGGCTGAAGCCGCTGGTGCAACGTGTCCGGACATACTTCGACAGCCTCGAACTACGATCCGGGAAGATCACCGAGAACCTCGAATACATCAAGCAAGGCGAGGCCCTCTATCGGGCGGCGAAGGAACAGCGCCTGGCCGTCAAGGAGAAGCTGGAGTTCTACGAGACCATGCGGGAGGCCCTCGACACCAAGATGCGGGCCTACGACACCATCCTCAGCTTCGAGCGGGAGTCGGTGAAGCACGAGTGGCGGCAGACGGCCGAGATCCTGGACACCCTGGAGCGCCTCTCCGGGACCGATTTCGCCACCAAGATCGAAGCCAGGCGGATGTACGTCAACAAGCTCAAGGTCTCACTCGACAGCATGGAGCGGTTCTATCGGAGCCGCCGCGAAGACCCTGGCGTCTCCCTCGACGAGCTGGCCGCCACCCGGCAGGAGGTGGAGCTGACGAGGAAGATCTACGAGGCGGCCAAGGAGCTGACCCCCGCCAAACTCCGGAAGGGTCAGAAGCTGCCCCGGATAGAGGAGCTGAAACGCCGCCTCGTCCGGGAATCCAAGGCCCGGCAAGCGGAGCACCTCGGCAAGATCAAGCGAATCGAGGAGACCTGGGGTCGGATGTTCAACGAGCTCGAGGCCGAGGTCGCCAGCCTCACCCGGGCCCGCAAGCTGAAGATCACGGATAACCCGCCCCCGGACGTCAAACCCATCGAGCAGGGCCACAAGTCCCGGCTCTCGCCCCAGAGCCGCCAGTTCCTGGTGCGGGACATGACCCGTGACTGGCTGGCCCTCCACGGTGCGGCCACCCACGTCCCCGAGAGCTGGGGCACCGCGTTGCAGCGAGAGCTGCGGAACCTGCGCCGGTCGATCAAGGGGCGGTCAGGCAAACTCGGGAAGGCGCTGGACAACTACTACCACGGCAACCTCAAACCCGGAGACCTGGACACCATCACGGTCCACCTGTCCCAGCGACTGGCCAAACACGTTGAGTGGGACGTGCCGGGTCTGGGCGAGCTCTACGAGCGGGGCGTGGCACAGCTCCGGGACCACATGCAGATCCTCCGGCAGCAGCTGGGCGACGACGTGGCTGGGTTCGCCTTCGCCGATTTCCTGGGTATGCACATGACCGGAGGGATCCGGCGCTACCAGATGGCGATCCAATCCCAGGCCATCCACTTCTACGTCGAGCCCCACATGCGGCGACTGTCCCGGCACCTGGATAACCTGGCGGAGATGGAGCCGAAGGAGCGGGCCGCCCTGGTGGAGGCCCTGGACACCGGCCGCCGTCCGAATCCAGAGCTGTACAACAACGCCGCCGAGATGTTTAACGCCCTCGAGACTGAACGGCACGCATTTCTTGACGCCCTCGAGAGTGCCGGGCTGGTCGAGAAGGGCTTCGTCAGCAAGATGCGGCGGGGCACCTGGAACGATATCTACAACCTGGCCAACGAGTTACGGTCCGTGCTACCCGATCGGCCCGGCACCATCAAGACGGCGCCGCCCCTGCTCAACTGGCCGAAGTTCGAGCGACTGAATGTCCAGCGGACGCCGAAGGAGGTCCGGGTCCTGTACCGGAACCCCAAGACCGGCCGGGTGGTGGAGAAGAAGTTCTCGGTGCCGGGGAGGGGGAAGTCCCGGCTGCGGCCCCAGAACATCAACAAAGCCATGCGAGAGGCCAACGCCTGGATCCAACAGCAGATCAAGTACGGTGAGTTCAGCCAGCAGGACGTCCTCTTCGGTGGCCCGGTCCGGCCCCGGGACTACAAACACCTGGCCTATCAGGGCGCGGTCCCGGCCACGCCCGAGCTACGAATCAAAGCCATGATGGGGCTATACTCTGACCTGATCCGGAACAAGATCTACTACATCTGGGGTAGCAATGCCGGATGGGTGAAGAACCCGGCCAAGGGTGGGCGGCTGGCGGGCCCGCCGGACGTCCCAGTCGATCGACAGGGTGAGTGGATCTTCGTGGAGAAGAACAACGCTCTCGGCCCGCTCTCGGGTAAGTGGGTGCACAAGCAGCTGCTCCGGGAGCTGAACGCCTGGGACGAGGGTTGGCGGGTCCTGGAACGGTTCAGTGAGCAGTTTCGGGAGGACGTGCTCCAGTCCCCGTTCGCGTCCACCATCGACAAGATCATGCGCCACCGGGGCAACACCGCCTGGATGCGCTGGATCTACAAGATGCGGATTCTCCGCAATCCGTCCGTGTGGGTGACCAATTCCCTGACCAACCGGATTTTCGACTGGGCAATGGGCGCGAAGCCGCTCAGCAGGAAATGGCGACGGGCCTACAGCGATTTCCACCGCTACCTCGAGGCCTGGGAAGACGGGGTCCTGGACCAGAAGGTGAAGTCCGGCGAGCTCAGTGCCGAAGGCTACCAGATCTTCAAGCGGGCCATGCTCGCAGGCCAGCTGTCCCCCACCATTGCCAGCCCCGTGACCGGTATGTTCGGCCACTCGGAATCGCGCCGCATGAAGGAACTGACCAGATCGATCCGCCAGAAACGTTTCAAGCGGTACCGGGAAGTGGAGCGGCAGCTGGAGCTGCTTGAGAAGTACGAAGCCCAGCTGATCGACGGTTTGGAAATGGCTGGAAAGGAGGGCCACTCGGTGCCCCAAATGGAGCAGCGGCTGGCCGAGGTGCGGGCCTCGATCAAGAAGACGAAGAACAAACTCGACAAGATGATCGAGCCGTCTCCGGAGGTGTTCTTCAAGGACCATGCCAAAGACGTCGCCAAAGGGCTGGCTGGTATGGACAGCGCCTTCGGTGATTTCCTCGACCGCTGGTACAGTACCATCGATGCCGCCAGTAAGTACGCCTCCATCGTCAGCCTGGCAGATCAGATCGGCGTCGAAAACGCCCTGCGTCGGGTGGGTCTGTTCCATCAGCAGTACGGCTTCGTGCCCCCGCATATCCGTGTCCTGCGCCACATCCCCGTCATCGGTTCGTTCGTCCCCAGCTTCGGTTACGAGGCCATGCGGATCTGGAAGAACATGGCCAAGCAGGGGCCGGAGTTGATTGGTCGGTTGGTGGGGCTGCCCATGGCCTGGAACAGTGCCGTTGCCTTTGCCTACAGTGGCATGACTATGAAGGACCTGGCTACAGTCTACGGTACGAAGAGTGAAGCTGAGACCCTGATGAAGATGATGTCCACGATCCTGATCCCGGCCGGTGACGGAGAATGGGCGGTAATCAACATCGGCAAGTACCAGATGCTTGATGTCTTCATGAACAGCTCGGGCTTGCTGCGTCCCGCCGTCGAGTCCGCCCGGGAAAGTGGTTCAGCGGGAGCGCTGGCCGCAGCCGCAATCTCCCCGTTCAGTCAGTTCTTTGGGACCCGTATCGAGACGGACTTGCTGGTGCGCATGACCGGTATCGATCCGTGGAGGGGAGAGGAGTTGCTCTACCGTGGTGCCGGGCTCGGCGAGGTGGGCGGTAACTTCCTGGCTGGTGTGGCCCAGGTGTTCACGCCTGCCGTAGCTGGGCGAGTCTACAACGAGTTCATCAGCCCGAATCCACCCAGCCCCAGCACCGAGCACGAACGTAGGATGTATGAGCGGGTCCTCTCGGTTTTGTTTGGGTTGTCCACCACTCACGTCACCCCCAAGACGGCCGCTGCCCGAATCGCCATGCGGTACATGGACGATGGGTCCGTCAAGAGTATGTTTGCCGACATGAAAACCGAGGCGGCCGAGCTGGTGAAGTCGAAAGGATGGTTGGCCCACGTCGCCCTGAAGGAAGGCGACTATGCTAAGTTCAAGGAGATTATCGAACAGGGTAGCAAAGAAGTAGCAAAGGCGAGTGAGAAGAAAGTGTGGGCCGATGGGGTGTGGATCGATGTCGGCCTGTCGGAAAAGGAAGCGGCCAAGCGGTTGATGGACTATGCCACCCGCAACACCTTCGCCACCCTCGACCGTGTCCCCATCAAGAACTACCCACGATTTCTGCTGCACCTCAGCACCAGCGAGGTTGCAGACAAAGAACACGTCGATTATGCTTGGGAGCGGCTCCTGGATCGGAAGCGATTGCAGCAACAGAACGATCCGACCAAGCTCCTCGCCGCCCTGCAACAGAGCATTGGCATCATGCGGCGGACCCAGAGTGAGGAGCTGAAGGTCAAGTTTGCCATCGCCACCAGGAACCTCTACATGCAGCTGATCAACGCCATCGTTAACGAAACTAAGCGTTCGAACAAGGGACGAGCCGTTCTCAAGTTCCTCCAAAGCCCCAGGGGGAAACGACTCAAGGCCATCGTCGACCTCATCAAGTAGGCTGTTCTCCTCTCAAGCCCCCGGGGGTTCTCATATGCGGGGCCGTCGGTTCTACTCCGGCGGCCCCTTTTCTACATCTCCTTATCCACAAGACCGTACCGGATGGCGTCTTTCAGTTCGAGATAGATCATACTCTTGCCTTTGAGTTTCTTGCGCCACCAGGCCCGGGTCTTGCCGGTAAATTCCGTCATCAAGTCATAGAACAGCTTGCGCTCTTTCTCGATTGCCAGCCGATCGGCCGCGGCCGCTGCCGGATCCTCGCTCACTTCAGTCAGATAAGGTTCGTGAACGCCAAGGAGGGCGTAGCGGTGCATGTAGCGCAACCCCGGACTACCCATAGCGGCGAGAACCGCGAAACCGGAAAGGCAGTCGCCATACGTTTGTGTAATCAAACGATTCTGTGTCCTATGGTATTCTACATGACCAAACAATAGACGATACATATCAGCATCAGTACCAGGACCACATAGATTAAGCTGAATGTGCTTAGCTGGATAGAGCCGAGCGGCAATTGATATTTGTCTTATGATATCATTGCTCAGCTCACCAATAACGTCGAAAAAAATTGCGTTCTCATCTACCATTCTTGGCCTCCATCCTGTCATCTTTACCCAGCTCCAGTAGCCAGTAGACGTAGAGTATCATGATCCGGGCCGCGGCGTGGCCGAGAGCGTGCAGCCCACTCTCAGGGTCGATATCCTGCCCAGCCCAGAAATCGAGCAGATGTCGCATCGCCGCGGCGTAGTGGCAGCTCCACGGATAACCACGCCGCCAATCCAATCGCCCATGCTTCTCGGCACCGAAATCCATGACCTGGGCAATAAGCTTGATGAAAGCGGGCTCGACAAGATCAATCGGCGGCTTCTTATCAGCCATCTCTACCTCCTATTCTCTGGAATCGTTATAAATTTCGATAAGCCGCTCTTCGAAGTTAATAATGAGCTCACTCTTAAAATCGTCCTCAATCTTTTTCAAATCTTTAAGAGTCCTAATTTCAATCTCGGCTGGTTTGGTTTTAACCCAGATCCTATAAGGATTTATGGCTCTGGCGATTTTTCGTTGTGTCGCCGTACGAAGTTCTTTCTCGAGTAATCCATACCGCTTCGCCATACGTTTTTCTCGCAGCATGGATGCTACTTCTGCCTCCCAGCATGCGTAGTGTGGCCGAGTCATCTTTAACGTAAACTTCATCTCTACCTCCTACCGCAATAAGCACAAGGCTCGTCTGTATTACCTGTGTCCCAATCAGGTTTCTGCCCGCACCAGTTATACTTATGTCGCTGTTTATCGTACCACTTCTCAAAACATTTTGGGCATAAAACCATTGCCCAGCCATGTCCCTCAAACGTGATGAAATACTTTTTACTTGCCATCTCTACCTCCTTTTCATCTCAGCGCGCTTACCGTTTGGCGTGAAGATAGTCAGCTGTCCCTTGCGAAGTATGCCGCACGCATGACTCCAGTCGTTGAGGCTGGTGTAGCTCTGCTTGATCGAGCACAGGCACCCCAGCTCGGCGGCGTAGATCACGGAACCGTCCGGCCGCCCGTGCTGCACCAGGGAGACACGGTGGCTGTGACCCTGGATCGAGTTGCAGCCGAACATCAGGTTCTGGCGGCAAGCTGTCCGGCCCCACTTCTTGCCGTGCTGGAGAAGGACACCTTGCTCCATGACGTAGTCGCCGTAGTCCAGGGTTTGCCACTTGTCGGGAATACCGAGGAGGTGACGCAACCGCAGCTCAGGCAGCTCGGCCAGGACGGCAGCGTGGTTGAGGAGGTACCGGTAGAGTCGGGCCTCGTGATTGCCGTAAAGGTATGTGAATCTTGCACTTGGGAACTGTTCGGCTAACCAGTGCAGAAACTTGCGGGCGCGCTGCAACTCGATTGGCAAGGCCAGCTGGTCCTTGAGAGACTTGCTGAAGCGCGACACCGAGTCGAGGTTGAGGACATCACCGAGAAGGATGACGTGCTTAGGATTCTGCTGTTTCAGGGTCCGAACCGCCCACCTCACCGCCTTCTTGTCCTCGGCCGGGATGTGGATGTCCGGGATGATTGCTGTCGTCGTTGCCATTGATTTCCTCCAGTAGCTTTTCGAGGCATTCCTGCATGTACTGCGTCCGGCACCCCTTCAGTAGCCGGGTGATCTTCTTAACTCCAGGTTTGTCGGGGATAATTACTTGCCGCCCCCGGCCGAAGTACTGTTGTGTCCACGGCCACACCA